AAGCGCTTTACTTTTGAGGTAATTGAGAGAGGCCATGACCAGTATAGCAGTAAAGCAATCTTTGAGCGCATTAGGTGGCATACCGATATTGAAACAAATGGCGAAGAGTTTAAAATGAGTAATAACTATACGCCATATTATGCACGTTTCTTTATGCATGAGCATCCCCAATATCAGGGATTTTTTAGAACACAAATATTAACTGAAGAAAGAGAATAAAATGCAAACATTAATTATTAAATCAATACACGAGCATGGCTTTGGTTTTGCTTTTACCAAAGATGAGCATGACCAAGTGTTTCTGCCTAAAAAACTTTTAGCAGATTTTGAGCATCTGGATTGGTTAGAACCAGCAGATGAGGTGTATGCAAAAATTATACCAAATTATAAAGATAAATTAGATGGTGGTTGTAAGTACGTTTGTACTTACATTACTATTGATAGGTTTGATCCAGTTTATGTTGCCAGTGTCAGGGAAGCATTAGGTGAAGTTATAGAGACAATTTGCCCAACAAAAACACCATTTGTACCATCGTTTGAGCCAACAGTTGATAAGGGCAATTTATTAAGTGAATTAAATAATCGATTAAACGAATTAGTAATTGAAAATAAAGTTTACACAGATCGCATTGAAACTATATCTGCAATTAATAATTTAGATGAATTAAGCCTTAAAATATTTTTATTTCATAATCTTGAAAGCTCAGATCCATATTTATATAAATTATTATTTAGCACGATTGAGCAAGGTTTTTTCCCAAATCGCGTTTGGGGATGCTTAAATTATATGGTTGGTAATAGTTTATTTTCATATAGCAAACCAGAAAGAAATAAAAGCATTCGTAACCCTATATATTTTTATGATGTAATATTAAGATCTGATAAATTTTTCTTAAATTTTCCAAACTTTGGTAAAAAATCATTAAGCGATCTTAAATCATATTTGAGTGAATTTGGTTTACAGCTAAATACAGATTTAAAAGATATTAAATATGAAACATTAAAATCTTTTAATTTGCATAACAAAAAGAACGATTATTTATTTGTTAAAACGAGGGAAATAGTATGACATTTTATACAACGCTCGTTCTCACATATGTCATTGGCGGCGTGGAGCTACAGGACACCACGCTCTATCGCAGTGCGCGTGAGTGTGGCGACGCATTGCCAGCAGTCTACAAACCATACGAGAAAATGGACAGTATGGCTCAGTGCATCGAAACTAGCCACGTCAGCTCATCATTTATTGTACCAAAGCTCAGACCGAAAGGATTATCCAATGGCAAATAAATATTATCCATGCCCAGAATGTAATGGAGCAGGCGAAACGCTATTCGAGAAAGATTATAATATCTTTCATGAAACTTACCTGTATGAAAAAGCTGATTGCACTAACTGCGCTGGCACTGGTTTAATACTACCAGAAATGCCAAAATCTAGAACCCGTGTCCCAGATTTGGATGCCAACGGAAAATTTAAAGGCCATGATGATGAATAAGGAGAATACAAATGACATCGAAAGAATGCTACCAAGCGATAACACGATTAATAAAATTAAATTTGATGGTGCAGGAAGATCTAATGAGCAAAGAGAAGAGAACCAAGAGCTTCTATCTGTTTATGATGAAAGAACAGCAAGCCCTGCTGGAGAATGTAGAACACCAACTTTCGCTTATGCGACGAAAGAACAAGTCGCCCAAGCAATGATGGATGAGCCTACGCATAAGTTTGAGATCATGTATTCCCATTTGCTTTACAATTTTGAGAAAAGCCAAATTAAACGTGGCCTGAGAAATAAGATTAACAAAACTTTTGAGAGGCCACGCCAAATCACTGTTAATAAATCATCACATAAAAGTTTTATTAGTGATAATGATCTCAGAAAAATTAAGCCAATATCAAAAAAGAAAACTGAAACTATACTAAAGTATATAGACAAGGGCAAACGCGCAACAACGACAATGGTTGCGATTGGCACTGGTCTTGGTGTTTCAGATCTGGCTTGGTCATTAAACGTCTTATATAGGCAAAATTTAGTTGACCGCGCTTACGAGCGAACCACACCAATTATTGGTAACGCAGGGGCAAGGTCATTGCGTTACGTTTACTTTAAGAAAAAATAATGTATCGTGTGGGAAAGCCATGCCCGACTTTACCCACACGTTTTATTATGTAAATTTGCATAAATCTTCAAGCAGTTTATTTAATCTATGAAGCTGTTTATTACTTGCTTTAATAATTCGTCTTCATTTACAAACTGTTCTGGGTACAATCGAGTTGATGTTTTTTTGATAATTGGATCATCTCCCCTAGCCCAATAGATCTTTCGTATATCATACGCCACCAATGCATATATATCGGATTTTTTATTGTTTCCCACTGGGCTTGTTCCCCAGCGGTACTGGGTCTTATTTCCAGTTTTCTTGCTGGCAGTCTTAACTTGTAAAGTCAGCAGTTCGCCGCTTGGCGTTTTTAAATACGCATCGTCAACTTCATGCTGTACCAAAATGCAAGAAATGCCAGCAAAGGCTAATCTTGATAGAGCCAGAAATTCCCCAGCTCTACCAATATTGTTACTATGCGTTGAGCCACTCATAAATCTTTTTTGTTTCGCCTGTTCTGTCCGTAAGGCCATGAGTGCCACCATTTACTCGACGAGTGATTTTTAAAATAGTCTCATCGTTTACGCCATCGTCTGCAATGTCGAATAACTTGTTTTTATTAAAGAACCACATTGCCGTATCAAATGCGTAATCCTCAGCCACCAGATCTGGATCTGTCATAATCTCAGGTAAGCCCATGTCAGAGCTGAATGCCCTGTAATTATTTTTCCCTGTGATCATGAGATAACCTTTTCCAGAAAATAATGCGCCTTCATTGGTATTAGCATCGTTACCCATGCGACCACCATAAACTTTGTTAGCTAATGCTGTTGGGTTTCGAGAATATCCCTCGCAGGACGCCAGATCAGGAAATCGACTAGGCCAGACGCGCATCATACTATCCGCGCTGTAGTTCAGATTTTCTCTGGTATGCCGCCAGTGACCGCTTTCGTGACTTGCCTGACCCATTAGGTGGGCGGCTCGTTCATTTGATAGCTCGAAGTGCTGGGCAATGGCCTTAGCCGTGTTCTTCCCAAAATGTCCGTCTGCCCCAACTCCAATTCTATCTTGAAGTTTTTTCATTGCTTCTGTCATGATTATCCTTTTTTAGTTTTACGTTTAGTTGGCTTTTTCTTCGCGGTTTTTGCCGCTTGCTTAAACGCCTTGTTTGTTGGAGCGCCTTTAGCGCCTTTTTTACGCATTGTTTCACCACTACCAGCTTTTATGCGTTTTCTTTTTTTGTGGATGTTTTCATATAATGACATTATTTTTTACCCCCGAAATATTTACTTACACCACGCATCCCAATTGATGCACTTACAATTCCACCAAGACTATATTGATACCAATCAGGCATATTAGATAGTGCGGCAAAACCATCTTGCACAATTTCATTACCCCAATCACCACAAAACGCTAAAATTAATGGTATCGAGAAGAGCAGAGTTATCCACTCATCTTTCAAGCTATTATCTGTAGCTTTCATGGCGGCTAGATCCCAATCAAGCTCACCTGTCGCTATTTTCATTTTTGTTTGGGCTTCAGCCTGCTTTACAGCGGTCTTGCCCTCGATCATAGTTCCAGCAAGATCTGCAACTTTGCCTAATAATCCTAGTCCAGCTATCATTTATCTTTTCCTTTCGCTAATGCGTTTGCCCCAAAGAATACAGATACGATGCCAGCAACAGACACAAAGTAAATGCTTGCCATTGAACCTAATATTTTGGCGGCTTCAATTAATCCAAATACATCTGCTAGAATGACCGCAAAGGGGTATAGGAGCATCCCTGACAGGGCATACCATGTCATTCTGCGTTGTGCATCACGCTGGGCGTCTTCATCCTGCATTCGTAAACGCCTGTCTTCCAGCGCCATACGATCCCATTCAGCCTGATCAATTGATCCGTTACCATCTACGTCAAATTTTTTAAATTCATCCATGTTAATCCGCCAGAGGATTATCTAGCGCCCTTTGTAGTTTTTTCGTTAATTTATCTTCCAGTTCTTTCATTTCGCCACTTTGTGAAATTCTAACACGTTCTCTCTGATTTTCAAAGCGCACCTCTGCCTTATCAATCATCTCCCTAACTTTATCCTCAGATTTGCGTACCATGCCCTCAACTCTATCGGATTGGCGCTCAATGCTCAAAATATCATCACGCAATCCAGTTTTGATCTCGCGTGTGTAATCCATAGTTTGTTGAATGTTAGCGTCCATCAATTCCATTTGAGTTTGGTATTCCTGCAAATCAAGGCCAGCAACCTCTTCGATCTTTTGCCACATTAGCAAGCCGCCATATAGTCCAGACCCAATTGTAGATAGAAACGCAAATATTGCCAATATTGACCCAGCCGTTAACTTCACGCCACCAGCTTTGATTTGGCGATCTGCCAGCCCATCAATACCATCTGCAATTTTCGTTGTATCGACCATTAGTTCTCAAATTCCATTTCTGAAGATTGCAAGTTTTTCATGGCGTCCAGCTCTTCCTGCAACATGCGAATTTCCATTTTGCGTTGCAACAGCTCCACTTCAAATAATTTCTGGCACTCAATGCGCTTCCTTGGTGCATTCAGTGGAATAACAATGCGAGCATAAACGCCAATATCTTTGCCTCTCGCGTCAGTGTTAAGACCAGACAGCAGGCCAGTTAAGCCATATTCCAGAAGTGTCGAGCCTGAGATAGAGTTTGAGCATTCAATACTGCCAGATCTTATTCTGTCGGATTGTGTATTCAGATTTGGCGTCGGTAACGCCAGAGACAGTGACGAGCTATCGGCAAACGCACCGCCAGCAATTAAGGATAGAATGATTGCATATTTCATTTAGTTCCCCCTGTAATCTTTGAACATACCATAGATCTTACAAATGGCTTAGAACCTCGTTCTTTCATAGTCTTTGATATTGTGCATATATACTGCGCCTCGTCCATATCGCTCTTTTTAACATATACATCAAAGTTTTTTCTAGTTTGGTAATCAACTTTTATTATTCTATGCCTTGTGGAAAATGGAAGCCCCACAAAATTTTTATCAAATAGTGCTATTCTGTAATATTTAACGCGCTCTCTCTGGTTAAATATAGACAGCTCAAATTTTACCACATCTTTAACTGTGGAATACTTCATCTTTGGGTAGGCTGGGGTCTGTTCGTGAGCAGATACGCCAGACCCCAATAACGTAATTATTACAAGTGCTTTTAATTTGGAATACATGATGCAGTCGTTTGGGCAATATAAGTGCCTCCCGTAAACGGCTTGTTACTTCCGCCGCCATACTCAGCCACACTTGATACAGCAAACCATGTAGAACCAGCAGTTGTTAATGAGTACGATGTAGTCGCCCCAGAAACAGTTTTAGCGCTGTCATATCCTGACATGCCAGCGTCACTGGTATTGCTCACTGCAACAGATCCCGTCCACGTTACAACGTCATTTAGAGATGGTGATGATGTAAAACTTGTTGGGTATGTGATGTTGGCTGTGTAACTGTTTGCTATCGCAACATCGATGCGGATCTCTGGCAATATTCCACCATCAGACGCCGATGTTGATAATTTGCTGGGCGTCGGATTTCCGTATGCGCCAGTTTTGGTTGTCTGGATTACACACTTAGCCGCCACATTGCCGACTATATCTACACTATTTGCAAAAGCTGGTGTGGCTAGTGCTAACAGTGGAATTGCTAAATATTTCATATTAACCTCACTTATTGTACTGCATGTCTACCATTTTTTCATGCTTTAGTTGTTGTGCTAAGTTATTACGCAACGCCCTCTTGTTTTCTGGCATCTGGTTTTGGCTTAACTGATACTTGTCTTTGTATATACCACCATTTATTGCAAGATCATAGTACGTTTGCATATTGGTTTGCATGTTGATTATATTGATAAGCTCGTCTTGCTTATATTCTTGAAACATAGTCAAAGCATTTTCAGCAGACATCAGACCCAGCTCTATTTTAGTTGGCTTATCATTATCTTCATCATCTTCTGGTATTTCAGCCTCGTCTGGATATTCGTATTCTTCCTCTTCAATAGTATCCACAACAGCGTCATCTTCTAATGCGTTATAAACTTCAACTATAGGCACTTCTGGCACTGGCTTCACATAACCAGCACAACTTGGGTTTAGCTGTGGGTCATAGCACTCATCAACTCTAAATGTGTAAATTACTGTGGCATCCTTGACGACGCCTTCGCCTTCAACTGTGATAGACCCATCGCCCCATCTCTCTAATGGTATGTTTGATAGTGGAAATGATTTTGTAATTGTATTTGATGGAACGCCCGACCAATCGTCAGTCTCGCTAAACGCATACCCATCGCCATCAAAATTAAGATTGCCGACAGTGACTTTCATGTCTGCGTCAGTTTCTTTTTCTGTTCTATATCTGTAAATCAGGCCATTTATATCAATGCCACCAATAGGCGGAAAGACAGATGACATAGCCCAGTTTAGACCATTTCTGGCGGCGTTAGCACTTGCACCATACTTAAATGGATCTGCGCTAGAGTAAGAGCAACATAAACAAAGTGCCGATAATGACACCAAGCCCAATTTTAGTTTCAGCTTGTTCATCAAAAAGCCTTTCTACTAGATTTTTCTGGTCTTCGCTAATACGCGCTTCCACAGCTTTCATCTCCCATTCAAGTCTGGCCTCATCTCCTATTTTACCATTGATTGGGCAAAAACTGCCAGAATTTGCCATCGCAATTCTGACCCTTTCGTCTTGGCACAGAAGCGCCACACTAGCCACCTTCATGCCTAAATCGTACAATAATTTCGATGCTCTTAGGCGCTCACAGTTCAAATCTTTTACAGTCTTGCCACCAGAGATGCCTAATATCTGCGTTTGTACTGCGCCTGAGATCCCCACGACACATAAATCAGATCCGCTTGTGCTAACTTGTGGAGCTATAGCTGATGGTGGTGGGCTGTTAATCGTGGTATCCATAGACCCATCAGATATAACCCTGCTTTCTGATCTTATTACATCATCATCTTCAGCATAAGCAAAACTGCCAAAAACAATGAAAAATCCAATTATTAATAAACGTAGCATTTTACTTCCGTTCTAGTATGCGATCCATCTTTGCGTCGATCAAATCTAGCCTGCCGAACAATCTATTCATTGACGCACTATTATCAGATTTCGTCACATATTCCTCTCGCGTTCTGTTCAACAGAATTTGTAATCTATTCAACTCTAAAACATATCCGCGTAAAACAAAACCCACAAACGCCAATGCGAATGTGAGCGTGCCACTCCATAGGTCTGCCATTTCCATTAGTATTTGCCCTGCCATACTCTTAAATCCGCAAATTCTCCAGATGTTAATTTTCGTTTAACGACTTGATTAGCCGCTTCTGTGTCACTCCAGCTCACGCCAGCCTCTTTAAGCCAAACGCCAATTAAAGCCGCATCAACTTGTGCAATTAGCTTATGATCTGAGCCAAAAGTATTATCTGAATTTTGACGAGCGTATTCTGCGTCACGCATCATTTGGCTACCATCAAACGTGCGTTTTATGTTAATTTCGCCATTGTCAGATATTTCAATTTTTTCGCCTATTTTCGAGCTTGCCATATTACGTTCTCTTAGATTTAGTGCCAGAACATTTCCAGCGTTTGCGTGATAAATTTAATGGGCTATTCGGATTTTTAGCCGCTTTCGGAGATCTCTTCTTTTGACCAGCAGATCGGGCGCAATATGCGTCACCTTTTTTTGTGCCAGCTCTTACTCTCGGCTTACCATCACTCGCTAGACCAGCTTGTCCGTAACTAATTTTTCTTCCATTAACTACTTTTGCTTTTGCTTTGCCAGCTCTTGGTTTTGCCATAAATCACTCCTGATAGTAAGTAAGGGAGGTTTCCCCCCCCTTACTATAGTTAGTTTATGAAGTTGTGCAATCTGCTACCATGCCGTTTGCCGCTTCTGAAGTACATACCAATGTGAGTTCAGTGGTTAATTGTCTTTTTGAATTATCCCCTGTCTTACTTAGTTCAACATTTTTCATTGGACGTAGAGTAGCCACTTGCCATGTGTCGTTCTGCATTAAGAACACATCACGAGATCTGTTCTCTCTCGTTGGCCTTAGCGATATTTCGCCCCAAGGGGTTAAATATATGCTGATTGAATTGATAACACGCTCATCAGCGCCAACCACGTTTGCACGTTGGTTGTTGTTACCAGCAAATCCAAGACATTTTGTCATATTAAATGCTGACAAATATGCAGTCTTTGATCCTGTTCCGCCATTTTCCCAAACGCTTTGCATCACTGTATCAAACTTAGCTTGAGTGAATACTGTTTGTGTACCATCAGTACGAGCATTTGAACCTGTACCATTAGCATCAGCGCCGCCAGAACCTTTGACAGTGTTTGATGTTAACCATGTTGGCGCACCAGCAAGCTCACGAGCCGCAGTTGCAGAACCAGTTACTTTAGCATTGTTATCGAAAAGAGCCTTTTCTATATCAAGTTTCATGGTTTTACCAGCTTTGAGGATTTGATAGCTCATCTCCTTTGCCTTGGCTATTTTTGATAAGCCCTCATCAGTGTCACTGATAATTATGGCGTCTTTAAAAATTTGAGTTCTATTGTTCAAACGAGTAACTCCAGAAACCGCAGTTGCAGTTGTGTCATCGCCCTCGATATGAGCATTAGCCGCAGACGCTCTTAGCGTGTCTGTTGACCATTCATGCAAAGTTGATTTTGCAGTTGTTTTTCTACACGCAGATAAAAATGGAGTTTCGTCTGGTGAAATATTATAAATAATATCTTGGATGTCTTCCTTGATACTATTTGCGTTGTCATACGAATCGTATGTATTTGAAGGTTGCGACATATTATTGTGTCCTTTCAGAGACTTAGAAGACTAACTTAATGTTAATCATTGTTTAACATCAGGCTCAATGCATCATCGATTGAACCTGTTTTCATTAAGCGCTGTTGCGCCTTTTGTTGCTCCGCTTGAACGCCAGTTGATTTTCGCTTCTTTACGCCAGCCTTAACGACAGGACGAGCTTTCTCGCCTTTTGTCTGCGTAGCCTTACGCTTAGATTTCAATTCCCGATATTTCCTCGCATCATTCAATGCCTCGATGTATCTCGCGTCAGTTACCATAGACATCTCGTCTTCAGTAAATCCGTAAGCTACACCAGTTTGAACCAGCGATTGCTTTAATGCTTCACCCTTAACAGGATCTGCAATTTCTGGAATACGCTTTCTAAGCACTTCGGCCTGCTCTTGCAGATACGACTGATGCGCCTGCGCCTGAGCTTGCTGTTGTTGCTGTTGTAAAGTTTGAACCTGATACATCGATTGATCATATGCAGTCTTCGCCTCGTCGTACTTCATTTTTTGTTCCATGTATCCGATTGGATCACTTTCAAAAAGTTCAGAGCTAGGGGGCGTAGGTGCTACCAACGATCCATTTTGTATCTGATTTGCTAGACCAAGAGCTTGCGCTTCTCGCTTCGCTATTTCGGCTTCCTTCTGCTCAAACTGCTTTCGCACTTGGGCTATTTCTTGAAACCTTTTGTTAATCGCCTTCTGACCAGCCGCATCACGTTGTAACTCAGCCTCTGTCCAATACTGCTTCTCTCCGTCTACTGTGACTTCGATCATTCTTTCTTGGTCAGGCTCAGTGTCATCAGCCTCTGTTTCTTCGTAGTCGATTTCGCTATCATCATCGCTGGATAGCTCTTCAGCGTCATCTGAACCCTCGTCTTCAGCTTCCATTTCTTCAGCTTCGCCGTCGCTAACTGCTTCCACTTGTTCTGGAGCTTCGTTCAAATTTTGTTCCTGATCATTTTCCGCGTCAGGTGATACGATCATGCTGTCTACAGCTTCTTCTAGGGTAGTCGATGGCATCGGTGCTACTTCCTTTGTTTATCAAGAATTAACTCTGCCGATATTGCGGCGTCGAGTGTAATTTCAATTTCATTTAAAGCCCTCACTATTGAATGAGCTTCCTCACGCACATCTACGTCTGATGCACTACTTTCTGCAAAGATCTTCATTTGATCTTCACGAACATTCTCTACAAATTTCTGAAAAGCAGTATCGTTTTTTAAACGTCTGGCCTCTTCAGCTTCTAATCTTATAACTTGCGCCATTATGACATATTTCCTTGTGCAATGCCACCAATCATGCGGTTTTTATCCTGCTCTGATTTTACTCTGGCAACGTCAACTCTAGTGCCATATTCGCCATAAATCTTGGCGGCGTCTACAAGTAAATCTTGCGCCATTTGATCGCGTTTCAAGTCGTCTGCCTGAGCATTCTTCGCCATATCCATTTGCAACTTAGCGGCGTCAGCTTGCATCTTGGCTTGCACTTTCATTTGCTCTGCCTGCAAGAATGCCGCGTTTGGATCTTGTGGTTGTCCCTGAGCCTCTTGTGCCGCCTGCTGTTGTTGTAGCATTTGCATCTCAATTTCTTCAGTTATTGGAGCAAAATACCTGTCAGCATTTCGTATTCCTGCAACTGCCAATTGGTCAGCTAATGTATTTCGAATATTGGTCATCGACACTAGACCATTTTGAGCGCCGTAATTTTGGTACACAAATTGTTGCATTTGGAGGGCTTGGTTAAGCGCCATTGCTTTTTCCTCTTCCCTGCCAGTTCCTAATCCGACGTTTATCATCACGTCCATTGAGCCATCCCAGATGCGCGGATCTACAGGCACAAACGAGCCGTTCATTCGCATCATTTGCTCTTCATCAATATTCTTGTGGGTTAGGCGCAACATAAGGCCAAATAGGTCTTTCATGCCATCCGCAAGGTTTCTCACCATTACTTCGGTTTGACCAGCTCCAGCCTGTATTGTGGCCTGCACAGCCGCTTTAGTTGTAGACTGCATTGCATCTGGGTCTAACCCCATAGAGGCTCTGGAGACGCCTGTTTTGCTCTCTACAAGCCCATCTAAGTAAGTTAATGCACTTAATGTCTGCCCAGCGTGGAATGGCACTGATAAATCTTGAACCTGACCCATTTGTTGCATACGCACGATTGCACCAATTTCGTTATTCAATAAATCATCGATATTAACGCCAGATGTCACTGCCAGACGCGGATTGTTTGTCATTGCGACGTTATCCAATATGCCTCGTAAAACTGATGTTGCCGCGTCCTGATCATCCATCACTATCTCAGCTAGAGATCTGCCATAAAAAGTATGTGGCTCTGGATCAATTTCAAATTTAGCAAATGGCACTTCATCGCATGGCTCTAAATCAAGTAATTTATACTTTGTGCCGCCACAAGTTAATTTGTGTAGGATTGGTATTCCCGTCCCGTCCGCGTCAATTCTCATATATGCTTGGGTAATTGTCACGCTTTTCATTGCTGGATCTGCTGGATCTTCATCACTAAAATCAGTGTCGTATCCGCGTCGAGCAAATTCTTCACTTGATGATGTATCGCCGCCGCCCTCAAAGCTGTCTAATCCAAATATCTCATCATGGTCAAATCCCATTGCAACAACGTCGCCAGCTCTCATCTCAGTTCTGTGAGCTACCAGATATGCATCTTTCATTGTCCTTGCATCTCTGCTTATGAAAAATTCTTCTGGCGGTACGCTTTCTATACACAATTCACCTTTTTCTTTTTGCAGGCTAATCTTTGCGCTGTGAATAGGCATCTCCATTTCCATGCCTATAGCGTCCATTTCAATGACCATTTCCATGCTGTGTTCCAACACTGTCACGTCATCGTCTTCGATCAGGTATGTGTATTCATCGTCAGATAAATCTGTATATGTGAATATTTCTGCTTCTGGATATGTCATCCAGTATGCCTTTACGATACCTTGCTTCTTAACAAGTGCATCTTGGAACGCATCATTAATTACGCGATAACCATTTAATCTGGTAAATTCGTGGTGCATAAATTCTGTGGCTTGGTCTGCCATAGCCACATCTTCTGCGCCTCGTGGTATATATTCCACTGGCTTTGCAGTGCTTAGGAAAATACGCATTAAACTTGGCTTAACAGCGCGTACTGTGTCACGCACTTTAGTCGCCACAACGCTACTGCGCCCATCCTCGTGACCTAAGTGAACCTCGCCATCGTAGTATTCTTGCGCCTTAATTCTATCTTCAGCAATCTCGCCCTCGACAAAAGAAACTGCATCCTCAATGGCATCCGAAACTATACCCTCGATTTCAATTATAGATTTTGGTTTTAGTTCCATGTTTTTTCCTTAATTAATATCCGCGACCAAAAAAGCCCATAGCCTGTCTTTTCTTTTCTTCTATTAAATCTCTGCTTTCATCAGTTGGAACAACAGCTCCCCCAACACCTGAGCCTGTAACATTAGGTGGGTTTTTATTACCAGCAAAATTCATTGATTTAACTGCTCTGCCAGCAGAAATAGCTTCAGTACCACCTTTAATAATTGGCGCGGCTAAAACTGTTTGTGTTAAGCCTTTAGAGCCTAATACTATAGCTAACTTTTGTATTAATCCAGATACAGATGCGGCTGAATTTGATGAATTAACTGCGCTTCCTGTAGCCCTAGCTGTAACACTTGCAAATTGTGTAATTAATTTCATTTCGTCTGGATCAAATAACGCCTTTATTGCTTTTTCGTTTTTTTTCATAGCTTCCCAATTTTTTAAGAAGTTCATTCCAGAAAATGTATTTCCATCTGGGGTGGCTTTTTCAGCTTTACCCACTAAATTTAAGAATGCCTCTTGCTTAATTCCATTCCAATTTGCTCTAGGTAATCTCTTTTTAAGTGTTAATAGATCTCTGGCAATATTGCTGGGTTTCATAAGTTTGCTATTTGATACACCTAATATATAATTTGCCGCCGCCTCTGGAGCTACAGTTAATACCATATCACCATCACGACCACCAGTTTCGGTTAGTGATTTTAGTATGCCGCCCTTACTATCCCAAACACTTTTAAATTCGCTATAATTTGAAATAGCCTTATTCCAAGCCGCAACTGCATTTTGATCGCCAGAAATTAGTGCCTCATCCGCGTATTCTAATAGTTTTTGGTCAAATAAATCTCTAGCTTTTTGACCAGCTTTTTTGTCAACTTTATCACTAATATTATTAAACTGTGTTCGAATTGCAAATAATTGTTTAATATCACCACCCTGAGCCAAGACATCATCAATATCATCCAATATTGAGTTTGTCATAGGCGTTGTTGACAAATTAAACTCTTTTCTTATTCCACCCCTTAATGCGTCGCCAAAATCACCTCGGACAAGACCTAAATCAGCATTACCAGTTTCTCTGGCGGCTGTGTATAAATCGTCTGCTTTATTACTAGCTTTTGTTTTTAATTGAACCAAGGCGTCTTGAGCCGCCTCGCCGCCAAGTCCTGCACTAGCTAAAACAGGATTATTGCCAGCAATCTTTTCCTGTATCTTTGGTATATTTGCTAATATAGCCTGTCTTTGCTTTTCTCTTTGGCCTGTCATTACAGCTTCAGCTAGTGAACCAGCTCCGCCACTAAGAGCGCTATCTTCAAATAATTGGTTTCCCTTTGACCCAGTAATTTGACCTTTGGTTAATGGAATATCTACTGGCAATGAAGATGCCTCAGCTATTCTAGCCGCTTCTTTAGGATCTATATTTGCGTCAACTTGAGCTTTCATTGCTATTGCTAGTTCTTTGGTAACTCCATCAGGATCAATTCCAGCCTTTATTAGCATTGCTTCAATTTGTGGATTTAATTTTCCGTCGCTACCAATAACAGATTGTGGGCTTTTCTTAAATGCCTTACCGACATACTGCAATAATTCCCCAGCTTTTGCGCCTAATGCGCCACCGCCAGCACCATATAATAAATCTGAATATTTATATTGATCGCCAGTTAGTGCAGAGCTTGCGCCTTCAATTAGGCCAGCTTCAGTTGTACCAATTGTAGCTCCACCTAATAGGCCACTTGTCGGCAAACCTATTGTCTTTAAAGCCTTACCAATGCCAGTTGCTGTTGCAACTGCTCCAGCGCCAATCATAGCGTCAGTTGCATCTAAGCCAGCAGGGTTTGGATAAAATCTGTTAAATTGCCCCGTTTCTTTTCCATCACGAAAAACTGGCGCTGTAACAACTAGATTGCCATATTGATCTTTATCAAATGTAGCGTTTGGCAATATCTTTTTTATGCCCATTTCTAGTCGATCATCACTTGCAGTAGTGGAAAGCAGTGCAACCATTTGCCTGCTTTTATCAGCAGGCAAGCCCAACTTTGCGTTAAACGCTGTCGGAATAAAATCTTCACGCTGTCCGCCCTTAAACCAATCAACAGTCTTTTCAACCATTCCTTTTGGTGGCTCTAGAGTTTTTAATGCCGCTACTATTTCTTCCTCAGAAGTTCCATCTGGAAAATAAACTGGCTCGTCGTATCCCTCTACTTCTATAGCTATCATTTATAAATCCACTTTTGCTCTGCTATATTCCATACTTTTTTAACTTTTTCTTCTGGCGCGTCTATTCCATATTTTGATTTTAAAGTGTCCATCCTAGCTTCAATCTGTAGCTTATCTTCAAGTTCTCTTATACGTTTATTCATTTCTGGCAACTTAGACATATCAGCCCCACTTTCCCAGAAATCGTTTATAATTCTAGCTCTAGCAATGTTAAAGTTGTTCTTTTCTATCATAATGCCAACTATAGCTTGATTTGCCTCTTGTGAGTTAGTTAATCTACCCAAGCCAGCAATCATACCTTCAAATTCTATATCTGATGTAGAGCCAGAACCTTCAACTCTTAATGTAGGCGCAACTCTTTTTATAATAGATTGCCTCACTGCGGAATAATCGTTAAATTCTGGGAACATTTCTGCAAATCTTCCCTTAACAGCTCCAGTTGGAGCTTCGCCTGCTAAATCAAATAAAACTTGTAAATCATAATTAACTTCAGTCGCTTTAGCACCAGCCTCCATCTGAGCCGCTAATTCCGTACCTTTACCTTTATTTAATGCTTCGAGAAACTTTTGGTTGCCCTTTTCACCTAAATTTATTGTCGTACCAGATTTAATCTGAGCCAACGCCTCTTCATGGCTCAAACCCTTAGCCCTCATAAACTCATAATTTTTCATTAAGTTTGTGCTGTTGTCTTTTGGCGCTTTTAATCTGTTTGCCGCAATTGCAGATAATACGTTGCCAGCCGCGCTTGGGTTAGCCTTAATTATCGCCGCCATGTCAGCCATGCCGTTAGCTTCTAAGTATTCAATTGTCTTGTTAACATCACCAGCTTTTACTCTTTGAGCGCCACGCTCTCTAATAGCCTCACCAGCTCTTAGCTCTGGTAAAATTACTGCATCTAATGCTTGTGCAAAATTTTCTAGCCCAGATAATCCTGTTGTGCTAGATCTTTGGTTAAGTTTATCAAATAATCCAGCCATGCCAGTTCTTGGAGGTTGTTGACCCTGCGTCTGGGTTTGACCACCGCCAGTTACCAAAGGATTAACTGGCTTTTGAATTACCTGTTGCTGTTGCAACGGGTAGTTTCTTTGCATATTTGTTTCTTCTAGTGGGTTTCTACTTGGAAATCCTATCATTAGCTTCTTGCTCCCATTACATTAGCTCCGAGCTGTAAGTAGTTGAAAAGGCCAGGTTTCATGCTGTTTATGGTTGTTGATTGGTTGGGTGTTGCGCCCAATGCCGCCAGTGGTGCAGATAGCGCTTGCATTGGTGAACCAGTGTATCCTGCATATTGAGCCTTAGCCGCATCAATAAGTGCCTGTTGCATTCCCTGCTGTAGAATACCTTGTTGCGCTTGCTGATTTTGGATTGCTTGACCAGTGCCAAATGCCTGTTGACCTAATGCACCCATTTGATTTGCCGCCTGCAATCTCGCTTGGTTAGCCCCAGCTAATGCATTCTGGTTAGCCACTTGAGCCGCCATAGCTTGTGTTGCGCCAAACTGATTTGCTTGGTTTTGCGCCGCTTGGTTTGTGAGCGCCATTTGATTAGCGGCGCTTGACCCAAATTGCGCCGCTTGGTTTTGCGCCGCTTGGTTTGTGAGTGCCATTTGATTAGCCGCACTTGCTCCAAATTGATTTGCTTGGTTTTGAGCCGCTTGATTTGTGAGTGCCATTTGATTAGCCGCACTTGAACCAAATTGTGCCGCTTGGTTTTGCGCCGCCATATTTGCCGCCGCCGCTTGATTTGCGGCTGTTGCTCCGAATTGACCAGCCTGATTTAGTGCCGCTTGATTTGCTAAGTTTGACTGCTGACCAAATCCAGCAGTAGTTGTGCCAGCCGCTAAATTCGCCTGCTGGTTAGCCAATGCCGCTTGTTGGGCTGTTCCTATGTCCTGCATAGCCATCTGCTGTGCTTGCGTGTATCCAGCTTGTCTGAGGCCAGATGCAGTTCTTGCCGCCTGATCAGCGAATGCGCGATTTGTTTCAGCTTCGGCAATACCCTGACGAGATCCGCCAAACGCATTCGCAGATGTCGCCTGAGCGCCTAATTGGTTTTGCGCCATTAATCTTGATCGCTCAATGTCTTGTAGTGACTGATTTACAACTTGGCTTTCAAATGGATTTGTGTATGCGCCTAGATTAGTATTTGCTAATTGACCAGCTTGCACGTTTTGAGCTGTGACTGTCGGAGATTGTCCGATAGTGGACGCCCCGTAATTTGCGCTAGTCATTGCGCTTGGATTGTATCCAGTGGCTGATGCGTTTGCCGCATTATACCCAGTAGACTGAGAAATAGAAGGATTGTATCCAGTGGCTGATGCGTTTGCCGCATTGTATGCAGTTGGCCTAATTGCCGCTGGTGCAAAATTCATTGCCTGCTGAGTGCCTTGCATCGCCTGTTGTAATCCGCCAGCCGCCGCTTGATTTACGTTAAAGCCGCCTTGCGGTCTGATCTGTCCACCACCAGCCATATTATATATCCTTCTTTACTAAGCCAATTACAAAGAATTGCGCTGTCCTTGCCGCAAAATGTATTGCGCCTTTTACTGTGCGTTTCTTACCATTAGCAAATGCGATGTAATCTTTAAACTCGCCGTAATGCTCGCGAGCCTTGCCTTGTTCAATTTTCTTTTGACCTAAATATCTGTAGCCACGCCTAATAGCCTCACCCCACCACTTGCCATGCAGTACATTCACACACCAAACAATTGCTTCGCGCTTATCTTTGGTAGAGAAGCCCCCAGAATTTACAGCGTGAGTTGCGATAACGCATGACCCACGATCTGGATCATTTGCTTTGTCATTTTGTGATTTTGCGCTTTCGTTTTGTATTCTCATATCAGCAGGAGCGTTAGCGCTTAATGTGGGCAAACCAGTGCTTTTGGAAGTCCAATTTCCTGTCGTGCTATTCCAGTATTGATCTCCAGCCCCATCTTTGACTGATTGTGGAATTGCTGTTCTTTCATTTCCAAATCTATCGTAGTTCATATTGCGGCCTAAGCCACTCTCGTTAAAGTCGCCATATCCCTCTCCCAACTTGCGTCCACCCGAAACTCCAGATGCAAAAACTTGATCACTTATAACGTCCTGAGTATCATACGGCTCATACTTACCAGTTCCAAATACCTTGCTAATAAAACTGTCGTCTTGTCCAGGATTTTGCTGTATGTAAGCAATCTCTTCGGGTGTTTTAGCGCTCCCAGCAACCATAGAATTAAAAGCTCCGCTAAATGGCACAAATGGCGGCAACCTTCTGCCATAGGAAAGTGCCTTTTCCTCATATTCAGCCGCAGTAGGTGCTACAAAACCTTGTCCACCAATACCATCTTCATTATCATTTTTACCCATTCCAGCTAAATCTCCAGTAACAGGCGTAGGGATCTGAGGCGTACCAAGTATTGGGTCTACATATCCAGAATTTATTCCATAATCTCCAGCGCTTGGCATTCCAGATGTATTCATTGTTGTGCTAGATACCTCTGGCTGTGTGTAATATGAGCTATTAGCGCCATAATCTGTAGTATTAACTGCTGGTTGTGCATCCATACTTAAAGGCATTACAGATCCACCAGCACGTCCTTGAAATTGTGCATATGGATCAAATCCAGCATTAGGATTTACAAAAAAGCTATCAATTAAATTAGCTTGAGCTGGCCTTAAATATCTCAATGTGTCAACACTATCTTGGAACATTGGAGCTGATGAATAACCTGTTACACCATCTGCATAAACTGTAGGCGCACCCATGTTGCCCATAATATCTGTCTGACTTGTTGGTGTAGCCATACCAAATGCATTTGCAGTGTCAGCCGTATTTTGGAATGCCGCCTGTTGCATTGGGTTGAAAGCCGCAACATCTGCGCCGTAATATGGTGTGTATCCAACACGAGATATTGCGTCTGCCTTTGCTAAATTAGCTTTTGCCGCATTTTCTATGTATTCTGGTACTTTTACTTCTGATGTGGTTGAACCACCCTTGCCGCCTGACATTATGTTAGCTCCTTAATATACGACGAATGAAGCTGATCCCAGCCATGATCCGATAGTGGTTTTTTCCATCCAGCTCGACCCGTCATCGTCAGGGCTGAACACCCTTGAGCTTTTGCCCAATTAATTACGTCAGTGTGCATATCCATTATTTGATCCAACTCGCCGCCACCAAGAAAAATATTTAAATGTTTCAAATTAGGATATAACACAATTTCTGACACGATGCACCCCCTCTGAGAAGGCCAAAGTTGCATTGTGCCTGCCTTAATGCCTTCAACTACATGGATAAAATCGTGAGTGCCGCCAGAATACTCTAATGCGGCTTCGATCCATTCCCTGCAATTTTCGATTAATTCATCAATTACCATGAACCACCTGTCAATGTTACGCGCTTCCAAATGTGAGCTGACCCATCGTGAGCCGCAGTGCATACATAAATATATGATGCATCCCAAGATATTAATCCAGCCTTATCGCCAGCTACACCCACACTAGATGCAGGGATTGCATTCTTTAATATAATTTCACGAAAAGCGCCTGATCTACTTATAATTGGGTATAGGTTTACCCTGTCCCACATAAGAGTTGCATCGTCAGATGCGTTTTCTTCGCCGTTCTGTTGAACCAATGCGGATCGAGTTTGTGATAAGTGCTGAACAAGCCTTCGACCCCACGTCCGCCAATCGTTGCCGATAACGTCTGGGGCTTTTTGTGGCTGTTCGCTCATCTCGCCCCACCAGCCGTAACATTAAGTCTATTTATACCAACACGCCAATCACCTAATGAATTTGCGTCTATTCTTAATTTAACTTGCCTGCCCGTAAATCGCAGAGATGTTGGATTAGACATTGAAAATGCGCCATAGGAGCGTTCAGTTCCATTTGGATAGAACCTTGTCTTGAATGTGACTGTCACGTCGCCCTGCGTCTTTTCATCTGGGATCATTTCTGTTACTGACATTACGCTCTCGCCAGTGCCTAGCGCAATTGAACCGCTTTCAGCAAATGGTGTAAGTGAGCCATAATCAAATCCGATTTCATGCTCGTATAACTTGTTGTTTTCTGCGCTTGCCCATATTGGTTGTCGATATGTACCCATATCATAACCAGCAGTTCTGCCTAGTTCGCCAATATACCAAGTATTCTCAACATAATTATAAACGCAATATCTGTCATTTTCTACAGATGATCCAGATGGATAGAACCAGAATATCTCGCCGTATGTGCTGTTAGTCACTGCAAAAGTTTTTGATATTTGCGCTCGGTTTATATCTGAAAAGACATAATCTGATATTTCGCTTTCAATTTGCTGTACTGCGCCGCCTGCGTATGCATAGAATGAGTGATTACCCATCCAGAATGCACCTTTATCAACTGATGCTATGGCTTTGTTTGCAATTAATCCGCAACTAGCTCCAACACGCTCGATGCCATAAACATATGGCGCTCCAATGTAATTGGCTACATGGGCGTCCATGCTTGTTAATATTAAAGTTTGGCCTTGCACTCGTATGCCAGCCATAATTCTGCCGCTTGTGTTTAGCTCTAAATCACCAGCTTCATTTGTTGCGGCTGGCGTCCATGTGGAGCTATCTTCCCTGTCACACCATTGCACCTTACGTTGATTTCCGCCAGCGCCTAATGCGAACAAAAATCGCTCCTCAGTCACAACGATGCTTTCATTGCTTGTCGGTGCATTTGCTAACACTGCGGCTGGTGTAGAGTTATTTATTTGCCACTCGTAAATTTTTCCATCATCTTCATTGCACGCAACAAGGTATTCACCCCAAGTATCTAGTGACCAAGTTGTTGCAGGCTGTATTCGCGCTGTATCTGGGCGAGCTACGCCGTAGGCATATTGACCAAAATAACTACCGCCATATCCTGTAAATGCCTCGGCGTCTTCACGGCCACTAACTAACCCTGTTGGCGTTATGTCGTGGCGAACACCCTGAGATGTCCAAGTATAAAGTTTATTATATGTTCCGCCAGCTATAAACCTGTCTTGGTTATTCCCAATCCAAGTAATTAATCCACGAATTTTAGCATTAGCCGCCGTGTCTGATCGAGTGCGCCAACCACCCATTGGACGCATCGTACCATCTACCCATCGGATTAGGTTAGCATCGCGCCATCGACCAGATGATTGCAATTCAGTGCCGTTGCGGTAAATGCCAGCAGGGATGTCTAGTGGTATTAGTGGCATATTTACCTCATTGGTCTAAGTTACTGGGACTATAACATATTTTTACACTTATTAACAATATACCTTTATGTGGGTTGCGTAGGCCAAGTAACTGAATTTGGAAATCCCGATTGCTGTGGTAAGTTTAGCAAATCAATTCTATACTGCGTCCACTCTGCTTGCTTGTCGTTTGTTAATTCACCCCATCGTATAGGGTTTGTAATTAAAGGATCTACATCATTAACGAGTAAAAAATGGCGCTCTTGCCTAATTTTAAATTCTTTATTTTGTTGAATTATTTCTTGGTCTTCAACTATAGTCAAATCACTTATTCTTACTTTATGTGTATATATGTCGTAATTTGTTTCAGAATTTATTATAGCTAATTCATCGCTTCCATTTGTTGAAATGGCATCAGCACTATCACAATTGCTATCAATTTTTCCTGTAGATTTATTATATAGATAATAATACATTTTATTTTTTCCTTAATGTTTTTATTAGGATATTTTAACCCATCTCATGTAAGAATTAGATCTATAGGTGCTTACAGTTAATGACCCACCTGATGCGATTGACACTACACCCGAAACATATTCTGTCTCATTTGAATAACCACTACAAATTGCACCGCTATGTATAGTTCCGTTACTAGAATACGCCGAACCTAACACACCAGTTATCCCCGAACCGCCCATTGTTGCGCTAAAATTATAATTTGGACTATTACTAGATACTTGATGGGCAATTAAATAAACACCAGAGCTACTTATATTTCCAGTGCCATTTGCCGAAGCTGTAAATAGATTTCCTAAACCCCCACCACTAACTTCTGCCCAAGTTAAACCGCCAGTATTTCCTGACTGCGCTGAAAGATAATACCCATTAGTTGGGCTATTAGAAACTTTAAGATTAGCTTCATCGACCACGTTATTAGCTATCGTTAATGATGTAGATCCTGTAACCTCACCTGTATGTGTTAGGTTAGTGTTAGTTACTGTTTCTGCGGCTGTAGCTAGTCCAGTGACGTGTCCGTAAGTATCAAGAGTAATATCTTGGATATATGTCCTGCCAGAGTTATTTGATGAGCCTTGAGATGATGTGTCGCTGTGACTTAAAGTTACATTACCAGTTCCGCCGCCCGATAGACCAGAACCAGCAGTAATTGTTTGATCATCTTTAGCTGATGTTTCAATTCCATCTAACTTGCTTTTAAGTGTAGTAGTAAAGTTTTTTTGTGTAAGACCGCCATCTCCTACGCTGTAGGTTGTGTTTGTATCTGTTGGCGTAGCCCATGTAAATGTACCATCACCATCAGAACGTAAAAACTGCGTGTTACTGCCATTACCTGTTACCTTCAAGTTGCCTGCATCAACAACATTATCTGCTATAGTTAAAGCTCCAGACCCTGTTACTTCGCCTGTATGAGTAGCATTATTTGATGAGCTTGTGCCTGCACCTATTAAGGAACGAACCTCAGATGCTGATATACCAGAAGCGAGTGAAGGTGCTGAACCATTTGTTGTTATTGCAGGGTCTGCGGTATTAGTAGCGCTTGCCTCAATCCCATCTAGTTTAGTATGGTCTGCATTTGTAAAATTTTGATCTGGTAATTCTGAAGCATTTGCTAATTCAACCCAACTACCATTATGGGCATAATAACCCTTACCAGTGGCATGAACGTGAGCAAACATGCCGTGATAAGTTGAAGCTGATGGAAGGTCATTTGTTGTTGCATACATATTGCCAAATAAAACTTTATTGCCATTTGCATTTATATCGCCTGATGTTGCTACAGTTGTAAATGAACCTGTAGACGCAGAGTTTGCACCAATTGGCGTTCCATCAATTGATCCAGAATTAATATCAATACCAGTAACAGGCGTCGTACCATCTAACAGATTATCGACGTTATCTAGGTTGGTATTTATTTTTGTACCCCAAGTATCCTCGGACGCACCGACTTCTGGTTTTACCAAGCCATATGTGGTTGTTGTAGTATCTGCCATGTTAAGCTCCTATAGTTAGCCTTTCGGCCTAATATCGTTCATCAATGTAAGAGAAAGACGCAGTAGGCGCTGATCGCATACTGCCACAAAAATGCTTTAATTGCAACATCATGCGGCTGTCCATATTTCTGTTACTTTTGGTACTGTCTGCCATGTTTCTGTTGCGTCTGGTAAGTCTTCCCATTTCTCAACTGCACTAGCTGTAAATGCAGATGTAATGCCTATTGTTGAAATAGCTGATTTTCTAATAGACGCACTTGTAAACACATTTAATTCACAATTTATTATACTGCTACCCACTACTGTTCTTGCTCCAATTGCAGAAACTGACAACAGTAATGGAATGTTGACCGCAGTGTTTTGCAATCTAACAAAACTTATTGAACCGCTTGAAGTTGTAGATATAGCAGAGCCAGATTGATGTATTTTTAATCCAGATGCAGTTGCCGTTGAGCTGGCGGAAGTTGTTGAAGAACCTAGTAATATTTTTTCAGCAGAAGGCGCAACTGTAAGATTTGCTGGTAATGTTGCGGATGTTTGCTGTATTAATTCAGCGCTTGAAACTACAGAAGAAATGGTTGCTGTTATTGAAGACGCTACTCGAACACGCTTTCCTGCTGATGCAGTAGATGAAATTGTTGAAACAGATATTGCAGAACCACGAACACGATTAAATCCAACGCCTGTTACAGTTGTCGTCGATATGTTTGAGCTGTTGTTAAACTCTACATTCGGAACAGTAGATAACGATAAATTTGTATTAACTGTAGAGCTATCATTTTGCACTCTATTTGCAGTAGTTGTAGAAGATAGGTTTGCGGATATTAAACAACTGCTTGTTCTATCTCTATCTGCATCTGCCGACGTTGATAAAATTGTAGATATAGCAGAGCCAGATTGATGTATTTTTAATCCAGAAGATGTAACGCTAGATGTCGCTGATACTGTAGCGGATGCATTTTGCTTTCGTATGCATGAAGCACTAACGCTAGATGTCGCTGATACTGTAGCAGATGCATTTTGCTTTCGTATGCATGAAGCACTAACGCTAGATGTCGCTGATACTGTAGCGGATGCATTTTGCTCTCGTATGCATGAGGCACTAACGCTTAAAGTGCAATCAATGAATGCTGACGTGCTTTCAGCAACAATAAAATTCACATTTAATGAAGATGTCGCTGATACTGTAGCGGATGCATTTTGCTCTCGTATGCATGAGGCACTAACACTAGATGTCGCTGATACTGTAGCGGATGCA